ACATAGAGGAGAGAAGCAAGGGTACTTGTCAGGGGACTTCAAGGCAGCGACCGACAACCTGTTGAGTTGGGTCTCAGAAGAAATCTGCGAGGCAATTGCAGACGAGCTGAAACTCTTCCCAATAGAACGGACGAAGCTTATCGAGTCCCTAACAAGGCACATATTCGTGGACTCCCAAGGAGTCGAACACTTCCAGACTAAAGGACAGCTCATGGGCAGCATAACTTCATTCGTAGTACTTTGCATTGCCAACGTCACCTGCTTAAGATGGAGCTGTGAGATTGATCAAAGGAGACAACTGTCCCTTGAATCCGCACCCATCATGGTAAACGGCGACGACGGCGCAGCAAAGTGCCGGGAAGAAGGGTATCACGCATGGCAACGTATCACATCCTTTATGGGGTTCGAGGAATCAGTCGGCAAGACGTACTTCTCGAAGGAGTTCGTTGAGATCAACTCAACGCTATTCTACTTCGACGAGCACAACGAGTCGGCCTATTACCATCAAGAACCAGATCGTATAGAAACGATCAAACTCCAGGAGGGACTGATCTTTAGAAAAAAGGTCAAAGGACGTGAAGTCATACGCTATACACCATTCTACCAGGCATCGTATGTCAATATGGGTCTACTGACAGGACAAAAAAGGTCAGGTCCTGTAGGTCTCAACGACGCAGCAGACCCACGAAGTAACATCGGCACACGATACCGCGAGCTCATGACTCTATCACCACATCAATTGAAGAGTCAAGTACATAAGGTGTTCGTTGAGAATCATCAAAAAGAGCTGATGATGTTCGGTAATGTCCCGTGGGCCTTGCCAGAATGGATAGGTGGTGCAGGGCTGCTAGGTTATCTCGAACCAACCGAAAAAGATCTCCGTATTGCACAGAGAATCCTAATTGAGTGGAAAAGAGACAGACCAGTAGTCCTAACAGACACATCCATGACAAGTCCATGGCACATCTGGCAACTCGCCAGTAGGAAAATACCGAATACTCACTTCTCAGAAGAGAAGGACGTGGGGACCGAGGCCTATACCGCATTAGTCGGACGTGAATGCGTGAACCTTCTATTTGACTCGAATGTCAGGTTAACGGACCTTTATCAGGCACCGCAAGACCAGACCGAACGAATAAAG